ACGTCAGTGCCGCACTCGTGGTTCAAGAGCATGACGAACATCTGCAGCGCGTCAAATTCTACATTGCGGATGACGCTCGTTTCGTGGTTGCCATAGCCAATCAGCGCGATGTGCTTGGCGTATGGTTTGAACCACTGCACAGCATCGTTCACTACGGCTTGCAGGTAGTTGCCCTTGTTGTGTTCAGGTCGTATATCATCCTTGCCTCTGCGTGGATCGCCTCTGCCTTGCATCAGGCAGAACGTGTCGCCGTTCATGATGACCTTGGCGTTGCGGCGCACGGCTTCGTCGAGGTGGCTTTTTAGTAGATCGCGATCGCACTTCGGATTGTCCCAGTGCAGGTCGCTGATGAGCAGAAACTCCGCCTCCTTCCCCTCGCAGTCAATCGTGTGGACGTTGGCTGCGCGTCGGGTTATCTTCATATTATTGGTTTGGTGGTGTCGACTTTAGAAGCCGCAAAATACGATGTTCTAATACTTCTGTAATCTTGACACCTGAAAATCCGACGATGAAGGCGAGGCCGTACTCGATGTTCGGTGCTTGTATATTGAGGATGCCGATGATGACAGGCGCGATGTAGGTTGCGGAGAGTGTGCCGGAAAGGACTGCGATTAGCTGCATCTTCCAGTTCTTCATCTTGGGCGCGAGCAGGAGTGCGCCGAAGAATCCAGCGATTGTCAGACCGATGTTGATGCCTATGCTTTTGAGGAAGTCTATCATTTGTTTGCGTTGTAGTCAGTCGTGTACTGCTCATCCCATCCGAGGAAGCTGTGCACGCCTATTGGCGGAGGCCATACCTGATGACGTTTCCAGTGTTCAGGTTCGTCTTTGTCCCAAAGGATGTCGACGCAGTACGCCTTTGGGTTTTCGTGGTTAATGTGGCCAAGTTCAACGCATAAATGCGATGCAGGCTCTATATCGTGAATTGTACGAAAGTCAGCGTAAACGTCAAACTCGTATTTTCTGAATGTCGGCATTTATAGTCGGGTTAATTCGGCAAGTTGGTCGTTAGATAGCCGTGTTGTGTAGAGTGCGGCGGCGCGGATGCGGTCGTTGAGGAAATTTGTTGAGGCGCTACTTTCAATTTTACCCAAAAAAACGGAAGTGCAGGCAGGCACTAACGCAGATGTGTCAGTGCCAATTTGTGTGCCGTTGAGATAAAATGCGTAGTCGTTTTCCTTATACGCGACAGCGACTTTGTAAATACCTGATACTTGTGCGCTACTGCTCAAATCGACCTGACCACTTGTGCTGACGTTAGCAAGCAACCTGAACCTTGACGCTGTGTTAAATATCAATGTAATTCTATTGTTCGTAGTGCCATCGGATAATGCGATTATTCTTGCGTTTTGCTCAAAATTTTTCAAATCCACCTCCGCATAAATCGTCCCCTCCGTCTGCCCAATCAACCCGCTGACCAGCGCCCCCGATGCGCTGATGGTATCAGCGGCACGGCTGCCTGTGCCTGATGTTGTGGGGATGTATGTGGTCGCATTGCTGCCTGCTTCCAGTTGTGCGCCCCAGACGTACACGTTATTTCCGCTTGCGCTATTTATGATAGCACTTGACATCGTTCCATCGCTCGTATTGGCACGAATATTTCCAGCAATCGAAACGCTCAAAAGAACCGTCATTCTGCAACGATACCATCCGTTTCCGTAGTTTTCAATGCCCTGCGATTGCAGTGTATATCCAGTGCCAGCGACTCCGCTAACTGCAAGTGCGCCTGTGTTCAAATTCCAAATGACTGCGGCTCCGCTTGCAACACCTCCGTTCTCCATCGTTAGGCCAAAGAACCCGCTACCCGCTTTTGCAAATGCAGAATAGGTGTATGTTGTTCCCGAAACAAAAGAAAACGATTGAATAATCCTTGCGCTTCCACTAGCTGTTGCCGTCAATAAATCAGCATCAGTTGAACCATTAGGAGCAGTAAAAGCAGCCGTTGAGCCAGTCGTTACCGTTATGTTTGTTGGCGACCAAGTCCCAGAAACTTGAAAGCCAGCACTCTGCAACGCCAAATTCTGCGCACTCGGCTCAACCAACAAGGCAGGGCACGACTGCCCCAGCCAATCGATGCGCGGCACTCCCGAAGCTACGCTCTCAATCAACCCGCTGCTATTCACCCGCGTCGCCGTTGTGTTGCGGCTGACGGCGAACCGCATCGTGCTGTCCTCCGCCACAAATGGAGGCACGTCTTGGTATAGGTTGCCAGCCTTGTAGAATTGCGGAACGATCAGCAGCGATGGCGTTGCAGGCAGACCGTCAGTGTAAGCCTCTTGACCGCGTGCCACCAAGCAGCTGCCTGTCCCAGCGTTTTCATCTTCAACAGTAGCACCTGCGCCCTTCGCGCCTTCAAGCGCTGCTGCCCACTGCTTCTTGTAAGGATTCGTGCCGTGTTGCGCGACAAACGGCAAGCCGTAGCCAATGCCTAAAGCCATCAGACCGCGCTTACGATGGTTACGCCCTGCATCGAATATCCGATCACACTGCCTGCGTTCAGCGTCACGGCGGCGATCCTACGTCCGTTGTTGGCGGCTATGATCATACCCGGACTGAACGCCTGACCAGAAGGAAATAAGCCGATGCCACCACCACTCACCGCAGTCATCATATTCGTTCCGTTGCTATCCGTGAGCGTCGTAAACTTCGCCTCCTGATTGACGACCAACACGTCATAGGTGCGATCTGTCACCGATGAAACCGCGCCTGCGCCAACTGCCAGCACTTCGGCTGCCATTCCGCGCCCAAGCAGCGCATCCATTTGTTGTCCTAAATTCATTGTATTTTTCTTTAGTTGTAAATATCGTTTTGCCTGATTCTATGCAATTCTGTAATCGTGTTTTTAACGCGTCGGTATTTGGCAGACGTTTCTGCTGAATGGCAACTCAAAAACGACCGTTGCCTGCCATCCTGCGACCTTGTCATCTCGCGCCTCCACGAAGCGCGTAGCACTCACCGCGCCGGTGATTGTGTACTGGCGGTCAGGATCATCGGTGAACTCCGCAACGAAGTCCTGCATGATACGCAGCGTGTCACTCAACACCTCATCTTCATTATCTGTCCACCGATAGCGCACGTCGCCGCTTATCGTTGCATCCAGTCCACGCAGGTCTGCAACGCGATCCATAACAAGGACGCTGACGCTTAGATTGGTTGCACCGATAGGCATTGACGCACTCTGCGCATCGACGAACAAGAGCGGGTAGATAACCCTATCCCTGTCTGCCGTTCGTAGGTTTATCGTGTTGTCCGTGCCTATCGCCAGCGGATCGCCGAACCCCACCGCGTTGATCTGCAGGTGCGACTGTGCGAAGGCTATCAGGTCGTTTTTGATTGTCACCCAACTGCTCATAGAATTTCTTTAGTTTGTTTACATTTTTCGAGTGCGCCATCAAAAGTAGTTGCGTCGGTTTTCAGGGTAGTCAAGCGGATCGCGATACCGCCCACGTCTGCCCAGCACCATGCCGGTCTGGTAGGCGCTGTTGGCTGGGTAGATCGTGTCAATGGCGACAGGAGGATTATCGAATAGCGGAAACAGCGTGTGGTTCTCCTGCAAATAACGCGTGATGCGCTCGGTGTACCACTCCGCATCGTCGCGGCTTTTGTCCATCAAGCGCGTCATCTCACGTTCGCTCATTGGTGACGACTCCGTGCTGCTCCTACGATCCATGCCCTTGTTCATGAATTTGAAGGCCAGCACCATCGGCAGTTCAAAGTACATCCACTGAATGATCGCTGGCTGAATGTAGGTCTGCATCAGCGTGGTGTTGTTAGCCGACAAAGTGCCGGCGATTACCTGCGTCACGAGTTCCGCGTATAGCGCCGATCCCACCGCTGGCTGAATGTGCATCTCTTGCACTTTCACAATGGTTGGACGTAGCTGCGTGTAGCTTACGTTTTCGCTGATGACCGAATTTTCGATCAGCGTATTTTCGCTAATAAATAGTGCCTTGCTCATTCGACAATTCTTTCAACTTGTGTACCTTTTTTTATTACCAACTGCTGCACCCACATATGGCGGCAGCTTGGCCGGTGCCTGCCATCTTCCAGCGTCAGCCATCCGCCTCTGCGCTCCCATACGCTGTAACCCATCAACGCCGTCAGCTGGTTGATGTCGTCGCGTGTGTATAGGCGTGCGCTGCTCAAGTCCATCATTACCTGGCAGAACTTGCGGCTCTTATCATAGCCGTCAGCCTTGCTCAACCCACGATATTCAGGCCTCCAGTCGTAGCGATAGCGCACTTCGACGATAGGTTCAGGCACTTTCTCCTCTTTGGTCGCTTGACCTATGCCGCGCTTCAACGGATACTTGTTGACTTGCAGGAGGTACTGGATGCGCTTGCGGATGCGCGCCTTACTCACCCCGAACTCCTTGGCCATCTCTTCAACTGTCGCATCCTCGCGTTTGCGCCTATATTTTACGATTTTGTCGTCCAGCGCCTTATCTTGGTCGGAAACGGCAAACTGCATGAAGAACTCCGCCTCGCCGTATTCGTTGAAGTCCAATTCGCGCTCTTGCAGCACCTCAAAGCTTTCACGCGCCTCACCGAACTGCTGACCGACTTGCGCCAAGAACTCCAACTCATCAGCTTCATCCGTGAACGCCTGCTCTTTCACGCCCAGTAGCTGGTCAACCTGTTCCGGGTTGAGGCCGAAGCCAGCCGTTAGCATCGTGCGCGCCTGTTCGAGGGTGACCTTGCCCTGCGAATAGTGGCGCACAATACGCATCAGGTTTTGGTACTGCCGCCCCGAAAGCGTCTTGATAGCCTCGTTGACGCCTGCGCTCGCTTCTACGGCCGTTTCACCTGCGTCGGGTGTTGGCGTGCCAGTCGCCTCTGCAAGTGGCTCATAACCCGCCTTTTCGCGTAGTTCATCTTGCGTCAAAATCTGCATCAGCGCCTGCTCGCTAAGTTGTTCAGTGATCGGGTCGAAAGGCTGCAGGTAGAGGCACTCGTAGCCGTTGAATGACGTGAGGTAGTTGATTATGCGCTCGACTATTAAAACGCGGTTCATGATGTAGGTATTTTTGAACAACTCATACGCCTCCGACAGTTCTTTACGGCCTCCCAGCTGCCCCTCGGTTCTGATGCCGAACAGCATCGGCGAGGTGACGTTGTGCGCCACGAAAATCTCTTCCTGAATCTGCTTGTTGAGCATGTCAAACTGCTTATCAAGGTCGCTCGGCGTTAGCGACTGTATGCTCGGCGCGTTTTCCTTGCCTGTCGAAAAGGTCAGCACAAAGCGCCCTGCGTTGTTTGCGCCGCTGAACTTGTTGCGCATCTGCCTCTCTATCTCTTGTTTTTCCTCGTCCGTCGGGATGCCATCAGCGAAGTTGATCATCTGCCCACCCCAAAACTGATTGCGGATGTTGCTGATGTGAAATTTAGCGATCTCAACGTCGCACTCGATGTAAGCCAGTGCGCCCTGATAGTTCGGCAGTGGGTAGTGCTTGACGCCAGCTGCGTAGTGGCGATAGTAGAATAGCTGTTTG